AGAGTACATACGTTTAACTGTGCTTAAAGATATTGACTCTCCTCTAGCAAGTTGACCTGCACGAGTCCAACCAACTGATGTACCAGCACCTTTTGCTTTGCCATCTTCTTTGTATTTGATTGCTCTACGTGCTGCTGATCTTACACCTGCTGGTGGAGAATATCCATCTGCTTTTGACAGACTATCTGTTTCATAAACAACAGTGTCATCATCTTCCCAAAGATCATCTGCTTTTGCTGCAGGAACACAATTAGGAACTGGTTTACCATTAGCACCTGGTTTCATTCCACGTTGTACGTATCCATCCCAACATGGTGCTTGTTTATTCATTTCTTCCATGGGTCAATTATAGCACCTTTATCTGGGTGGTATACTATACATATGGAAAAATTTAATAATGATGAATATGTTAAAATTAAACAAGGCTATGAGCCTGAAAATAGTCAATATTCTAGATATGTGGAAGAATTTGACAGGATAGGATATTTGAGGGCTGTTGAAAGAATCAGCAAAAGATATCCCAAGTATATCAAAGAGTTTGAAAAAATAGGAAATTCTGAAGACACTATAAAGATAATTCCTAATTTTTTAAGTAATGATGATTGTAAAATAATGAGTGATTTTATTCAAAAAAATAATGACAAAGTTTTAATAGAAAAAAATAGTATAGATGATGAAAATATTTATAAATTGGTTAGCAATATTGAAATATCCATGTTTAAAAAAGTTTTAGAAAACTACACACAAAAATATAATGTAGAATTTGAAACTGATCCCATTATGCCAGCACATTTTGTTAACTGGAATTATGAAAAAAATAAATTATTATCAATACACTCTGATTGTGAAACTCCTAATGGAGATCCAGCAATACCAAATGGATACTACAGATATAACCTGTCAGCACTATGTTATTTAAACAACGATTATGAGGGTGGAGAACTATACTTTCCAGATTTAAACAAAACAATAAAACCAAAACTTGGAGATTTAATAATGTTTCCATCTAGATTTAAGCATGGTGTACAAACTATTAAAAAGGGATTTAGACACACACTAGTACTATGGTATACATTTAATATAAAAGATAATGAATTTCTTGATATTCCAGTTTTAAATGGCAATAAAATATTGTTTAATTAAGTGGGATAAAGTTTTTACACAATACCCCACCCATCATAAAGTTACTTCTTTTTCGTTGCTTTAGCAGACTTTGCTGCTTTTTCAATCTCTGCTACATCTGGAAGTCTTCCAAATGCTGTATCGCTTGGATTAATTGCACGTAATGCTACTGGGGCAATTGCTGCCAATAGAGCATATGCTAGATCTTTTGGATCTGTTACGCCTGTCATGTACAATGCTAGTCCAGCACCTAGGACAGAGCGTCCGTATGATGCAAGAGCGGCTTTTAATTGTTCTTTATTCATTTTTATTTCTCCTTTTTCTTTGAGCATTTAATATGCCCAAACCTATGAGTAATTTTTCTTGGACCAAAAGTTTTTTTTGTATCCATTTTCCATTACTTTTTTAATACCGTAAGACATTCTTTTAAATTGTTTATCATTATATTCTAATCCCTGAGAAGTCCAGTCTTCTCTTTTGATAAATATCATTTGATATATTGGAGTTCCAGCAGGTATCAAACCTTCAAACCCTTTCTTTACCATAAAAGGTATTGGCCCATTAACTGACCATTTGTCTGTGTCTATAATACCATTCATTGTTAAGAATGGTAGATCTAATCTGTTTGCTGGATGAAAGTATAATGTGCTATACCCCGCTGGAGTCTGAGGTTCCCACTGAGTTATCCAATGAAATTCGTTAGTATAGTAGCCATCAAAATTAGGAAACACTCTTCTAGAATCAGTGTCTTGTGCTCTTGTAGACAATGGTTTAATTGGACCAGCCCACTTATAAGTTATAATATCATTACCTGTATTTGGATCAATACCAAGATTGGTTATCTCTACATCACATATTAATTCTTGCGTATACCCTGAAGTTAATGCATCTAAAAATGGTGGACACTTTTTTGCTGTGCCGTCGTCCCTATTACCCCTTAATGTTGGTTGAAGGGTTGGCATGTCTTTAAACCATTTTGGTAGATAGTTTTTTGCAGACTGTGGTCTAGGAGTCATAAATTCTGCATCTTGGCTAGATGGAATAAAGTTTACTTCTTGACTATTGGTCATGATATAAACATCCTTCTTTTTAATTGATCCATGTGTAAATCACACAAGTTTAATTCTCGTGGATAATCATTGAATATTCGTGTTGCTTCTTCTTTACATGAATATTCTTCACACACTTTAAAAGCATTCCACACTACCTCTGTTTGGTCTTTAAGCCTTATCAAGATCCACCTCCTCTGGAATTAACTTCTTTAACTCATGAAATGATTTAGATACAACCTGCATCTGATTTCTAGTATCAGTATCAAAAATAGCACCATACTTATCATGAAATTCTACAATTGGACCTAAGTCTGTTACTACATTACCAAGAGTGTTTTGTACATTTTCTATATATTCAAAAGCAGACTCTCTCGATTGATTAAGAAAGTTTATAAACCCTTCTTGAACATCTGTCTTTGCAGACTCTTCATTATCCTTGTTCTTTAACTTATCAAGTAAAAAAGCATTTGTCGTAGTTGAATCTATTTGCATTTGAAATATTTTATTTAAAGCATCAGTGTACTTAAACTTTAACCACATGCCCTTTAATATAGCAACCATAGACAACGCTGTAGTAAATATTAATAAAAGTATTAACCAACTATTTAACATCTTTAATAGCCTCTCTTGTTAACAAAACAATAGCACCATTTTGCTCTAATGCTTTTTTAACTTTAATTATATACTCAACTGCCGCTATCTTTCCATCGTGATCTAACCTAGCCAAAGATTTAGGATCTAGTTTAACAGACAAAAAGTTATCATTATCTATAATCTGCACACCAAAGTTTTTAGGTGCAGTAATAGAACGAAAAGCCATTTTCATGCTGTCAGTATACATTATTAGTCCTATAACATTATATCAGAGGCCACTACTTATTCATACCCATGGTTAAGGTTTGCCAAATATTTGCCCATATTGGTTTTGTTTTATGGTTGTTAAATTCTCTAGATATTTCTCCCTGCTCAAGATAAATACCGCCCCAAACTCCCCACTCTTTTTGAGTAATTCCAACAGAGAAACACTCTTTCATGACAGGACAATCTAAGCATAGTTTATCTATGGCTGGCCTAAGCATTGAATCATTTTCATACTTTTCAAAAAAAATGTTAGTATCATATTTATAACATGATCCTTTTTCTTTCCACTCATGTTTTTTCATATTAACCTACATATTTAGTTGGCATATTCCAACCATCTCGTGATGGCGAAAATATTTTTTTAATATACCATGCTCCATTTACAAAGGCACCAGCAGTAGATAGACGTCCTTTATCTGATTGCGTCAGTTCTACTACATCCCAACCATTCCAAGATAGTTTTTTATTATTTGCAACAATTGATTCCATAGTTTCTAGTTTATCAATTATCATTTTGCACCACTATCAATTGCTTTAAACCCATCTTCTCTGTCAAACAAAACCCAGTCCATTGATTCTATTTGCATTTCTCTATTTATGTGTTCAAGAACAATATCTTTATCTAGTTCTCCACATGTGTATAAATCAAATTGTAACATTGCAGGATTTTTTTCATCCCAAATATGAAATGCAATATGAGATGTTTCAATCATTACTATTGCTGTTAAACCACGATTTCCTTCTGCTTCAACATAAGAAGCAAACGGTCCTTTAATAATTTTCATTTGTATTGCATAAACTAATCTTGTTAAAAACCCAACGCCATCTTCTGGAGTCTTTAATGGATTCTTTACTTTGGCATTAATTAATATGTGCTTGTGTTGTAACATTGTTTTCTTTCTCTAGTAGCGGAATATTCCAACTTCAACGTTGTGAAGTTCTGCTTCTGCAACTAATGCAGAAGGTTGATCCTGTGGTGTACTTAAATAAGCAAAGTAACCAA